TTATAAAATTAGTAAATAGTTATCACCTAGGTTCAAATTGTTCTAGGCCAAATCCACCCAGGTTGTCAAACCCTGCAGATTCAAAATTCTTTGGTAAAGAATCATTTTTTCTTTGATCAATTAACTCACTTTGTTGAGTTGCTTGTATTTTTGTTCTATCGTCTTTACGATCTTCTTTGTACTTTTCATTGCCTTGTTTTTCACCAGACTGGGCTTGAGCTAGTTGCATGTTGTATTGGAATTCTACTTCCATTAACTGTTTTTTAATTTCTGCTTCTTGCTGCATTTTTTGTATTTCAAACTGTGACTTCGATTGCTCTACTTGTATTTTAGTTTGTGATAAGGCTTGTTGTTTTTGCACTTCAGCCATCGCTGCGGCTTCCGAGGCTTTAGCGTTTGCTTCCGCTTGCGCTTGTATATTTGCTTGCTGAGCGGCTCTATCAGCCTCCTCTTTTTTCTGTCTTCTAAACTTAATAGATTCGTTAGCTAACTTAATATTTTTAATTTGACGAATATCAATAGCGTCTTCTAAGTTGATACCTCCTGACTGCAATGCTATTTGTATGTTTTGCTCTAGCTGCTGCTGAGCTTCTTCGTCTGGTTCTAATTCTAAGTAAATACCAAAGTCATGTAAATTTAAAGTATCTATTTCATCTAAAATTTCAGCATTGTATATTGACACACTGTTATTCATAGAATTACGAGTTAAAGGAAACTCTAATAAGTCTGCTATTTTTAAAGAAACGTTTTCGCACGTTTTAAGCGTTAAATATAAGCCAGCTTGTAATATATGTCTGGTAGCTACATTGGATGCATTAGCAGCCATTTTTTGAAGCCCTACCAGCGAATTTTTGTCCGGTTGACTACCGTCTCTTGCTTCATTTAAACCAGTTACATCTCTTATCATTTGTAGGTAATATTGATAAGTGTTTATAAGCGCTGAAATTTTTCCTTGACCTGATGACGAAGATAATTCCTGTACAGGTATTTTACCTCTGTTCATTTCACCGTCTTGCGTTAAAGATCTACCAACAACACTACCTGTTTGAAAGTACATATTTAAAGCCTCTGCTGGATTGTAAGTTGTTCCATTACCTAAATCAACTTCCGCTAAACCGTCCATATCTAAAAATACACCATCCGGCACTATTCTAGACATAACTTGCTGTAGTTTTAAATGAGTTAATTGAATCATATCAGCGAAACCTGTTATACGACTAACTAAAGACTCTATTTTACCTTTATATACTTTAGGCGCGCAAATGGAATAATTCATAGCTACCTTAGTAGTATCCGCAAATGGTCTTGTCATGTTTTCAGACATTTCCCACTTTAGCATTTTATTATGACCTAAAAGCTTAACACCTGTATACAAAACCTCTATAGTTCTAGACACCTTATTAAACGTATCGTTTTCAGGTGGATTAAACTTATCTGTTTTTTCAATTGCTTTTTCAAGACCTTGATCAGTTACTTTAATTTTAAAGACCTGATGCATATAAGTCTTGTATTCAAAATATACTAAAGAAACCTTGTCGTCGTCACCGCTACTATATCCACTTGTATAGTTACGTGAACTTGACATTTTTTCTATATCTTTTAACTCTTCATTAGATAACAGAGGAAATTCTTTTGCCACCTCGGCTACTGTTACTTCTTTTGCTTCACCTACGTAGTATAAGTCCTCGAAGTTAGGATCTTCTGTGTAAGAGTAAACTATATTAGCAGGATCTACATAATCAACTGTAATTCCTTCTGATTTATTAAAATTAGTTTTAGTAGCAGCAATACCTATAACAGTTAAATCGTAGTCTAATCTACGCTTAGTTAAGGTATACTTATTATTATCTAAAACATTGTTTATTATTTCTTCTTGAGCTATTTCGATATTTTGCTTATAGTCAAGTTGCATGTGAAGTGAAAGCTGATTTTCGTTTTCAGGAAGCATGGAAGGATCCTCAACGTTATAAGTATCTAAGCCAAGAGTAGACATCATTTGCTCGTTAAACTCTTTAGTTTGCATATCTGCTACAATAGCTGAAACATATTCTGTTCTTTTTTTACTAGACTCAGGATCTTGTGCGTAAGCCTTTATATCGTATGTTTTTTGAGACATACCGTTTACAACAATATCTACAAACTTAGGAATAATAGGCACTGGCTTCCAATCTAAATTAAGATAAGACAAATCACCGTTTATAGATAACTCATCTTTGTATTTTTGAATTGATTGCTCACCTCTAGCATATAATCTAAGCTGATGAAAAGCGCCATAATTAGATGAAAACCGATTGTTTGATGTTCTGGAACCTCCAAACCATTCGTGCTCTATAGCTCTGGCTACTTGTAAACCGTATTCTGAACTTGCTTTTTCTTCATCACTAACAGTTTGACTAGGAAAAGAGCTATTGTAATTAGTTTCTATCATTTATTTTATTATTTGCGAAGTAAATCCTTTATTATCATATTTTTTAAAAGGTAAAGTTATAGCTTTACGTTCTCTAACAGCTATAGGTGTGTACCTATTTTTATTGCAAGCCATAATTGCTAACCCTGAACTAATGGAAGCATCGTGTTTGGTTCTATTGTTTATATTAAACTTAGCCCAATCTTCTAATGTTCGTTGCATATACATATTACCATATGTTTCCCCGTTGTAACCAACGTATGATTCTATATAAGATTCGATTGCTGCAGCGTGCGCTTGCTTTATATCCTCACTAGAGTTAGGTATTCCACCTATTTCTCTTTCAGTAACTGACAGCTTATTCCAAACCTTATCTGGCCTGTTCATGCTAAACCCTCTGTAACCTCTTCTTTTAAAATGATATAGCAATCTAGGCTTGTTGTTTTCGCAAAGTAAAGGCATACCGTAAAATATACACGCCATTAATACGTCTTCAAAAAACATTTCAGCAGTTTGAGGTCGTGCTATATACTCTAAAAAAAAACAATTTGGAGGAGCATCTTCCATACTAAATTTAGTTAAACCGTGCAAAGCACCGTTAGATCCTCTTTTATCAACAGTACCTGATATATCGTAACTGTCACATCCAAATGCACCCATGTGATCATTTCCCGGGTACTTAGTACCATTTTTTATTATAATATTATTTTGCAAATTAAACTGAGGAACCCAAGATACTTTAAATCTTCCATCTTTATTAGGGTGAAACACCACTTTAGTATCTTTCATTCCGTTTGCCCAAGCAAAACTACCTGTTGTTACTACGGAAGTATTTTTTAAATCCTCATTATAATCTACTTGCTCGTATATTTTAGTAAGATTAAAAATAGACTCTTTAGCCTCGTCTCTAAACGCGTGTTTCTCTGTTCTTGGAAACTGGCGATAGTATTCGTTTAGACCATCTTGATCTTCCTTTAATCCGTCAACTTCATTTGCCCAGTGTTCTATAACACCTAAATCAATTAACTCTCCATCAACACCTTTTACAGGTTTTTTTGGCGTGTCAAATACAGGTAATCCAAAAGCATCAATGTATCCTTCGTAGTTCCATTCCATAGGTATGAACAAAGAATAGAGTCCTGAACTAGTCTGTCCGTTGCGGTTTCTTTTATTAACATTTGAATTATAGTATAGTTGTTTAAAATTATTACCTCCTTTTTCTAAAGCGTTTGATGTCGAACCCATCATACACTTACCTACTATCTTACTACCTAATCTTAAACACGTTTTTGTAACCCTCCAGTTGTTTAATATATTGTCAGGTCTTTCCCACTTTCCACTTTCATCGTGTACTAGTAGTTTTAGTTTCTCTCCATCATAGGAGTTATCTCCTGTGTTTTTCCAGTCAATAGTTGTATCTAGTCCTTCTAATTCTTCTTCAGTTTCACCTTCGTTAAGCTTTCGTCTGGTAAGCCTGGATGCGGGGATTCTATAGGCAAGCTCCGTTTTCGGCCTGTCCATACCGTCTTGGATTGGTTTAAAGAAGAACGGGTAATTACTCGATATGGGTACAACTTTATCTGTGAACATTTTCTTTGCATCGGCTCCAGATTTGGACAATATTCCAAACCGTGAATCCGTTGATATGGTAGCCATATTGACTGTCTCCCCAGACGCCATGAATGAAAATCCCGAACGTCTGTTCTTGAGATATGACATACCATAACACCTTTTGTCTGCTTTGCAAGCTTCCCAGAATATAAAGAATAGTCTGTTTGACTCCCTAAAGTCTGCTGACCCAACATCAATTTTGGACCACTGCAAGTACATGTAATGAGTACCAGTGATATAAGCAGGCTTACCATTGTTAAAAAACCAAAAACCTTGTTCTCTTTTTTCAAATTCTTTGTCTATATATTCGTACCACTTTTCTTTAAAATCATTTGGGTATTTTTCCCAATCAAAAACGCTTTTTATTTTCGCCAGCTCTTTAGGATATTCTAGTTTGCTCCAATATTGTTCTTCTTTCTTAGCTGAACGCTTTTGTATATCTTTTGGTTCTTTAGGTAGAGCGATGTTAAGATCCTGGATAGTATATATTTCTCCAATTTCTCCAGTTTTGCTAATAACCACAACGTCATGCTCAGCATTATAACCATACTTCCATTTTTTATACCTATTCATCCGCTTTATAATTTGCGGTTTTATATGATCAGTATTTACTTTATATAAAGATTGCTTGTACATTATTTAGATCTTCCTTCAGCGAAGCCTTTGAAAGCTTGTTTCTTTTCTTCTTTAGGTTTTTCCTCTAGTCTGTCCTCTTCCTCTTCTAATCTAGCTAATATTTCAAAAGCATCGAATATAGCTAACTTTTTAGTGGCCGCTGCGTTTTTAAGCTTGTCTGCTGATAAATCCTCTTCTGTATCAACAATAGCTTCTTTAGCCACTTTTATTAATTCTTCAACGGCTATGTGCCCAGCCTGGATTATATTCTTCTTCGTTTCCTTTGTATTCATATTTAATTACGATATCATTTGATTTCATACAATATAAACGCTTGTCTTCAAAAACAAACTCAAACTCAGAGTTAGGTTTAAACCCAATTAAATCACCAGGTAGTATTTCAGCGTCTTCTAAGGACTTGTTCCCGTATTTTAGTATACCAATAAGTTCTTTTTCTTTTTGGTTCTTTAAAACGTCTGTTTCCGCAATAGGTGATACAAAGCAATAGTGCATATTAGCACACCAAGTATCATTCCTTTTATACATATATATTTGATCTGAGTTGGCAAAAAACAAATTGTCTTTAAAAAACGTAGAACCGTTTCTTTCAAGCCCTTTTATATCGTACCACCTTCTAAATATATTGTGATGTATTACTACTTTATCACCAGGTCTTATGTCTGTTTTTAAAGCTAATGGTATTGAAACAACAATAGCTTCTTTGCTAACAGACCTCCAATCCTCTACTTGAGTATTAGTGATTAGATCTTTATCCCCTACTTTTATTTTATTATTATACCGATCATCTAAAGGTTTAACAATAAACTGACCAAGACTATTCATTAATATTCTAAATCATATTCAACGGATATAGCCATGTTAGAATTAAATTTCTTCCATGGCATAGTCTCGTTATTTTTTTTTATGTAGATGTTATAAGAGGCATCATTTTCGTCAAGGAGTATAGCTGTTATTTCGTGGCCACCATATACGGTTTGACCTACGGAATAATGCATTGCATCACTTTTATAATCTGACCCTATGCTTATTTTTCTAACTATCTTGCTCATCTTCCATTTCTGTATATTCCCCAGTTTGTAAATCAATATTTACTTTACCGTATTCGTTTTCCAGATCTTTTTTAGTATCTTCTAGTTCTCCGCTAATTTGAGCAAACGTATGTAGCAGCTCGTGCTTTTTAGCTTCTAGCATTCCTAGGTTAATAATAAGCTCATCTGATTTTCGTTTTTGCGTAACAATAGTTTCTAGTTGTTCTTTTGTAATCTTACTCATAATTTTAATTTAGTTTAATTTAATTAATTAATTGTTTCTTAAGTTATAGTTACCTGTAATACAGAAATTTTAGTTTTTAGAGTCTTTATCTTTTTTGGTTAATAAATACCATTTGTTTATTGTATACCCTATGGTAACCATTAACAATGATATTTTTAGAAATGTATCTAAGCTAGTCATTGATATTCCGAGTGTAAAACTGTTTATAGTATATATTTTTAAATCGTCTGTGGTCATAGCGTATACGTATTCTATTAATTTATAGCTAAAATTTCAGTAGCTGTTGTTGCATTTAGCACAGCTTTTACCACTATACGTAAAAATGAGCCCGCAGCAACGGCTTTAAAAATTACCACCGCATCACTTTCGTCGCCAGCCATTCTAACGTGTACATCCCCTGCGCCTCCTACATATAAAGCAGCTTCCCCTCTAGGTACAAATGCTTCTGTAAAATTTGTGTCGCTTTTAGTTACTGATTTCGCATTTCTGCATATTACTTTTGTTTCTTGTTCTAAGTTAAAATACCTTCCCATTTTTGTTATTTGTTATTTTGTTAAATTGTTTTTCTTTTCGTATGATCTAAATCCTGCTAATCCTAACATTCCGAATAGAACTTGCATTGTAATAGTTGTATCTATAATAGGGAAAGTTGAATCCCACCCGTTTACTGTAAATATAAACCTAAGTAGAGGTTCTAATAATACTGCGTATAATAATCCAAATCCACAAACCCAACCTACAAAGGG